ATCACATCTACCGTGCCTGTTGCAAGGTTTATTCTGTTACCCGTTACCGCTACTTGTTGATCTACTCTAGTTGTAACGTTACCAATTGTTGCATTTATTCTGCTTCCTGTAAGAACAACAAGAGCTTTACCAATTATAACTGGAGAACCTGAACTTAAATTTACTCTGCTACCAGTAACTGCAGCTCTAATACTAATACCACCAGAACTTCCAAACGGTGCTGCTGCAAATGACGATCCTCCAAAATACATTTATTACCTCGCTGTTGGGAAACTTGTAGTATCCCAAGTCATTGAAACTCCTGGTACTATACCATCCCATTTTCTAATTAAAACATCTGATGTAGCTAAGTTTACTCTAGATCCTGTTGGTAAAACTGTAGCATCTGCAGTTATTGTTACTGTGCCTGAAGATAAATTTGCTCTACTTCCAGTTACAGATACTGTTGCATTTGCTGCTACATCGGCATTACCTATCGTTAAATTTATTCTACTACCTGTTACAGATACTACTGCACCTGCAGATATTGTTACATCACCTGTATTTAAATTTACTCTAGATCCATCAGGTTCAATAGTTGCTTTTCCAACTATGGTTGGTGATCCGGTGTTAAGATTTACTCTGCTTCCTGTTACAGAATATTTAGAAGCAAAGGTAGGTGTGCCTGTATTTAGATTTACTCTGCTTCCTGTAATTGCAGTTACAGCTTTAGCTACAATAGTTGGATCACCTGTAGAGATATTAACTCTAGATCCATCAGGTGTAACTATAACACCAACACCCTCTATAATTGTAGTATTACCTATTGAGAAATTTACTCTGCTACCAGTTACGGCAAAATTAGCTTCACCAACTAATGATACTGTTCCAGTAGATTCGTTTATTCTAGAACCAGTAACATTAACAAAAGCGTTAGGGTTAAAGCCGGGATCTCCAAAAGGAGACGCTGCAAAGGGTGTTCCTCCAAAATACATATAATATAATCCTTAAAAGGAGACAGGGGGTATGTGGTGGTGCCCTGCCTCCATCTAAGAATTATATCATCGTTTAAACCAGGAAGGAAGACCTAAATGTGGACGCTTGTCGAACATATTATCTCTAGCTCCCGGTGTTTTACGATTGTTATAATGCAGAAAAACTTGTACGCATTCTTTGCCTTTGAATTTTTCTCTCCAGTGCTCTAGCTCCACACCTCTATAAACTAGCATATCTCCAGGTCTTAGATCCACTCTAACTCCTTTTGCTTTGCTGGCTAAAGTAATATTCTTACCATCTGGTGCACCCACATTCTCATTTGGGCTTAGATATATTGGCCAATCATCGCCACCAAGATTCATAGTTGTAGATATTTCACAACTAAACCTATCTTTATGTCTTTTTAATTCATCACCCCTTTTATATATTCTTGCATAAGTATACGCTGGGTATAATTTTAATCCTGTTGCTTTTTCCATACCTGGTTGACATTTTAACATTAAAGTTTCCATGGCTATATTACCATATTGAGAATAGGTGTGAGGTATTTGTTCATCTGCGCCTTCATATTGACCAAGTATATTTTCAAAGGGTGAAAAGTATTTAGCTTGTCTACAAGTATCAAAAACTTGTTTTTGCATGCTAAAATAATTTGCAATAAAAGAGGCTAGGTCTTTTGATATTGCTTGACGAATAACTGTGTATTTTTTCTTTTTAAACATCTTTAGCCATTTCTTTTGGCACTGCTTGTATATTCCAATGTATAAATCTAAATGGTTGAATACCAAAATCTACTGCATACTCATGTTCCAAATAACCTGGAAATATAATTAATGTTCCTGGTTTTGGCACAATATGAAATTGTTCATGACCTGGCCATACACCTTTTAAGTCTGGTTTCATTTTTAACTTTGTACACCTTGCACCAGTTTTTGGTTCGTGAAATATAGGGTAAGAAGTTTTATCGCTACACTTTAAAAAATAAAAACCTGATACGTGTTGATTCCAATGTATATGTGCAGAATGATGACCACCACCTTTTTTAGAGAACTCTTGCACCCATAGTTCACTAAACATAGTTGTATATTGTTGCATATCATAACCTTGGTGATCTAAGTACTCCCAAGACTTTTGACCAATATAATTTCTAAAATCTAAAAAATCATTATCAGCTACAAGTGGTGTTGAGTGATGTGATCTACCAAAGTCACCGTATTTTTTTATATGTGCTTTGTTTCTTTTACGAGCTTCTTGAATATATTTATTAGAAGCTTTATTTAATGATTTAACAAATTCTGGTTTGTGTTCTTGCCAAATCATAGTTGGAAAATAATTATTTATAAACATTATCTAAAAGGCCTCCCTAAATGCCATACCACAAGACTATATCTTGTGCCTGATGTTACCGGTTTAACTCTATGCCAAACAAAACTAGGAAACACAATGATAGATCCTTTTGGTAATATTTCTTTACATTGCACTCTGTGTTTTGATTCATCTCTCATATGTGGGTCATAGTTTCTAAAATCAAATTCTAATTCACCACCTTGATATTCTGAACCATCTGTTAATTGACAGGTCATAGATAATTTTCTAATTTTACCATGTTCAGGATCATTAGGGTTTTTTCTATCATAGGGTTTATCCCAACTATCGCAATGCCAATCATAGTATTGATTTAATTTATATTTTGTAAATTGACAATTTTCTGATCTATCCCAATCAAAATTCCAACCCGCATTTCTATTTGCCAAATGAACGTATGGATGTAATTCTTTATATATCCAAGTATCACTAAGCCACACTAAATCAGATTTTCTTTTTCTTTGCATATTTAATACTTCTTGTTTATTTAATTTTTCTTTTTCGTATCCACCTGTTCTAGCCATAACTTCTTTTTGTTGATTAGCATAAGCTATTACATCATCACAAAATTTAGGCGTTAAAGCACTTCTAAAATACCAGTAATAACTATTTAGATTCATAATTAAAATTTATTACAACCCTTCTTTTTTTATTTGTGCAAGTAGAACCTGTGTGTTTTAAAGTTGAATTAAACTCCACATATTTATTTTCTTCACTTTTAACTATTTCACCATTTTTAAATTTTGTATATCCGTTAGAATTATCTAAATAAAGAATACCTGTAGTGCCTTTTTCTTGATCTGTATGATATTGATGTTCAATTATTTTATCTGTTCTTGTTAATAAATTAGCTTTTACTCTATTCATTTTTCTATGTTTAATATTTTTTAAAACTGGTTTTATAATATCCAACCAATCATCCCAACACGCTTGTTCACCTCTTCTTATAAAAGTAAATGTAAATTGAAAATCATGTTTTTTTTTATCTCCATCATTTATAGAATTATTAAAATACCAGGGAAAATAATCTGCCATCATAGTGTTTTTTAAATTTTTAAATACATCATTTGGTAAAAAATTTTTATATATATTCATACAATATAGTTTGTACAAAATTTAAACTATCCTTTTGATTATTGGTTAAAAAATACATGTTTGTTGATGGAAACATAATAAACATATTGTTTTTAAGCTCTATGTCCCAAGATCTGCCTTTACGTCTATTGTCTTCGTAATGCACTCGCACAAAACAATTTTTTACTTTTACACCATATAACAAAGTATAGTCTGGTGAATTACGTAAATCTACTGGATCTACATTTATAAAAGGTTGTGAAGTTTCCCCTGGTTTATATATATTACCAAACGTATCTTTGTTAATTAAAGTAAATCCATAGTCTAAACTTATGTGATCTCTCATATAAGTGTTCAACATATCAAATGTTCGTGAGAACGGAAAATTTTTGTTTTGAATTGATGATTGTAAAATATCTGATTGTAATTTATTTCGGTCAATGTCCCAATCTTTGGGCATTGTCACATCACCATAATATAGAGCTTGCTCTGTTAATACTTTCTTTTGCATACCACATACCTTTTTAATTTATGCTTTATCGTCTGTCAAGTCCCAGGATTGATTGTCTTCATTCCACTTATAGTACCACATATGAGTGTCAGCATCATTTTGTGATTGTTGTTCTGCGGTTAATGCAGGAGCATCACCTATTGGTGAATCCCAACTAGCAGTTGTAGTATTTTTTACCCAAGATGCGTAAGGTTTTTTAGGCCAAAAAATTTGATTATCTTCGTCCCAAGTAAAACCTGGACCTGCGTAATTACCTCTAAATGCTTTTGAGTTATCACCAGAATTATGTGTATTACGTACTGTATTGTATGAAGTTTGAATCCACATTTGTGCAGGCCAATTGTTATGTGTTTCTAACCACTGTTGACCTACTGTTTCATCTTCAACGCCATCAGCATTTAACATCTTATCGTTATCCATAGTTAATACTTGGATAACTTTACCGTTAGCTCCTAGTTTTGCAAAATGTGCCATAATGTTTCTCCTTATATATTAAAATCAATTATCATTCAACTATTGATATTTATATCTTATTACAACAATACCTGAACCCCCAGTTCTTGTAACACCTGGATTTGCTCTGCCACCGTTACCGTTACCTGTATTAGCAGTTCCTATACACGTTCCAGATGAAGTATTTCCATTAGCTCCTCCGCCTCCTTGAGAGTACGCTGTAGGTGATCCAGTAATACTTGTTGATACAGAATTACCTGGACTTCCTCCACTACCTACTGATCCGCCACCGCCTGTACCACCAGCTCCACCGCCACCACCACCAGATCTTTGTGGAAAAGGAGGAGAAACAGGACCACCTGCTCCACCATTATTTCCTTGTGGTGGACTTGTTGGAGGAGTATTACCACTTCCTGCTGATGATACGGGAGAGCCTCCGCCTCCAGAACCACCACTTGAACTTTGTGTGCCACCACCAGCTGATGTAATAGTTGAAAATATAGAATTGTTTGTTCCACCACCTCCAACAGTAATTGGAAAAGCTGTTGCTGTTATTGTGACTCTATTCGGTGAACTTGGATAACCATCTAATGGACTTGCAGTGTAAGATGTTAATGGATTTTTAACCTCTCTAAAACCACCGCCACCACCAGCGCCACCACCATTATTACTATCTACAGCTCCACCATCTCCACCTCCAGCAACAACTAAATAACTTACAATATTTTCGTCTGATACTGATGAAGCAGTCGATACACAAAAAGTTCCTGGACCTGTAAATGTATGAATTTTACAATTACCAGAACAAGTAATTGTTCCGCCTGTTGCTGAGATAAAAGCTCTACCAGTTGCATTAGATGTTGAGTCTTGAACATTTTTCCAACCCTCTGTATCATCAACATAAACAAAAGTTAAAGATTGACCCTCTGTTGATGCCGTAAAACTTGCTGCAACACCACCTATTTTTTGTGAGCCATTTGGTGTGATTGTTAAATTATTTGTTTGAAATGTGTTTGTATAATCTACAACAGATACAATACTACCTGCTGTCCCTGCTGGTAAGTTCATTGTAATTGCACCGCCTGATGTATTAGCAAAAAACCCTTGTCCACTAACTGCTGTAAACGTAGATGTTTTAACAGATCCTGTTTGCCAATCTACAGTTCCTGATCTACCAAATCCTGATTGCGATGCACCGCTCGCTAAACTTACAGTATCACCACTTGCACCAACAGTAATTGTAGTTCCTGACTGACTAATAATTACTCCGCCGTCAGTTGCTTTTAATGCGTTTGATTTTAAATCTCCATTAACAGTTACTGGAACACCTGCTGTTACTGATACTGAATCACCAGAATCTCCAACAGTTACTGTGCCACAATCTGTTCTTGGTGTTATTTTATTTACTTTTACTTCACTCATAATTAATTTTGAAATTTATATCTTATTATTACTACACCAGATCCACCGCCAGCACCACCGGGAACTGCAGTAAATCCACCACCGCCACCACCACCGGTATTTGTAGTTCCAGCTGTTGCACTTACACTTGGAGCTCCTGCAGCAGCGCCACCACCACCTGCTCCTCCTGCTCCGGGTCCTGCAAATCTATTATCGCTAGGGTTATTACTTTCATAACCACCACCTCCACCGCCACCAGCTCTTTGAACAGGTGATCCATTAATTGAACTTGTTGCGCCAGCTCCTCCAGCTGCACCCCAACCATATGTTCCTGGTGCTGCATTTGGTGGAGCAGGTCCTGTAGGATTAACTGGTGGAGCAGGTGTGCTTGATGGAGCAGGAGATATGTTTGAAAAAGCAGTTGGTTGACCGGGTGCTCCAGCACCTCCACCGCCACCTCTTTTTCCTGCATCACTTGCTCCTCCAGGATTACCTTGAGAAGGTGAAACAGGGGGTTGATTTCCTTGTTCTCCTGCGCACGCTGCTTTAGGAACAGCAGAAGGGTTAGGTGTATTTGTACCTCCACCGGCTCCTGATCCTCCTGACATTGCACCAATACATGATCCTATTCTTCCACCACCTCCGCCACCACCAGCAGATGTAATAGTTGATGATCCAGCAAAAGTAGAAACAGATCCCGCACCGCCACCTGTAGAAGGTTCTGATCCTGCGGTTCCTCCGCCTCCAACAGCGACTGGATAAGGACTCGCTGCAACAGGTAATCCACCTGTAGCTGCTGTTGGAGAAGCAGTGTAACTACAAGAAGGTGATTTACTTTCTCTATAACCACCTGCACCGCCACCTGGTCCTCCGCCTTGTCCTGGTCCTCCGAATCCACCGCCACCACCGCCGGCTATTACTAGATATGAAATTGTATTTGAACCTGCTGCATTACCTGCATTAGAAACACAAAATGTTCCAGGTCCTGTAAATGTGTGAACTTTAAAATCTGTACAAACTGTTGAAACACTTCCACCTGTAGCTGCTACATAAGCAGGATCAACTACACTATCTTGATTATCGTTAACAGGAACCCAACCTTGAGTAGCATCAACATATATTAAAGTTTTTGCTTCTCTATTAGTTTCTATTTTACCATTTTCAGCAATTCCTGTAATAGGGCTACCATTTCTTCCAATTGTAATATTGTTTGTTGCTGCTGTTCCTGCATAGTCTGCTATTGAAACTATATCTCCAGCAGAAGGTGAAGCAGGTAGTGTAACAGTTATGGCTCCAGAACTAGTGTCTACAAAAAAACCACTTCCACTCGTTGCATCAAAATTTGCTGTTTTTTTAGTTGTATTCCAATTTACAGTCCCTGTTCGGCCAAAACCTGTTTGTGATGCACCGGACGCTAAAGTAATTGTATCACCTGAAGCCCCTAAAGTAATTGTAGTGCCAGATTGATTTACAATATTTCCACCATCAGATGCTTGTAATGCATTTGATTTTACAATGTTTCCTGCAACTGCAACTGTATCACCAGCTGCACCAACTGTAATTACATCACCACTTTCGTTGATAATGTTATTATCGTCTTGGTCTGCTATGTTATCTACTTTTATTTTACTTGTCATAATTAACCTGTTACCCTATATCTTAATACTACAATTCCACTTCCACCACTTCCAGAAGCACCACCAACTGGATTATTACTTGGATTTGAACCAGCTCCACCACCGCCGCCTGTATTAGCCTCTCCACATTGACCAGCAGTACCACTACCAGGTGTACCACCGCTTCCAGCACCACCACCGCCACCACCGCCACCACCGCCGCCGGTTCCACCTGCTCCACCTGCATTGCTAGTTCCTGGAGGTCCACCTTGACCTCCGCCACCACCTCCTGCATAAGCAACAGCAGCTGCTGTAATACTTGTTGTTACTCCTGCTCCACCCGCAGCTCCGGCCACCGGTCTTTCTGCACCGGTTGCTCCAGCACCACCTGCTCCACCACCTGCTCCACCACCTGCGTCTCCAGCGGATGGTCTTGCTCCACCATCTTGACCTTGTGCTGGACTTGTTGAAGGTGTATTTCCACTTCCACCGGCAAAAGGAGAAGCTTTACAAGCTCCTGTTCCACCACCAGAACCACCATTTCCACCTGCTCCTGTTCTTTGCCCACCTGCACCACCACCTGCCGATGTAACTGTTGAAAATACTGAATTAGATCCTTGACAAGGATCAGATTTATTACCTGCTCCGCCACCACCAACGGTTATTGGATAAGCTTGTGCTGTAAGTGTTATTGAAGGTGCTCCATTTAATGGAGATACTGAATAACAACCTGATACTGGACCTCTTAGTTCTCTAAAACCACCGCCACCGCCGGCTCCCCCTTGACTACTAGTACCACCTCCACCACCAGCAACGACTAAATAAGAAACATTATTATTAGCAGCTATGCTTGAAACTTGAGATACTGTAAAAGTACCAGGGCCTGTAAATTTATGAATTTTGTAATTACCACAAGGTGTAGTGCTTTCAGTTCCTCCTGAAGCTATAATATTTACAGCTCCAACATCAGCAAAAGTATTATCTTGTATTGATCTCCAACCAACTGTTGAATCAATATAAACTAAAGTTATTCCTTCTCCCTCTGTGGTTAAAGTAACACTACCAGCTGCTGTACCACCATTTATTTTTTGAGAACCTCCTGCTGTAACTGTACAATTGTTTGTATCAAAAGTATTTCTATAATCTTGCACTGAAATAATTGATCCAGCACTTCCTGTCGGTAAAGTTACTGTAACTGCTCCACCATTTGTATCTACAAAAAATCCTTGACCATCAACAGCTGTAAAATCACTAGTTTTAATTGATCCCGTCTGCCAATCAACAGTTCCTGTTCTTCCAAAACCTGATTGTGATGCACCACTTGCAAGTGATACAGTGTCTCCACTAGCCCCTAAAGTAATTGTAGTTCCTGACTGACTAACAATATTACCACCATCAGACGCTTGTACAGCATTTGTTTTTACAACATTACCTGGAACAGCAACTGATTTACATGCTGATCCTACGGTAATCGTGCTACCTGATTGTGCATCTATTTCATTTACTTCTATCTTTGACATTAAACTACTACCACCGTTCCTGTTATTGTTTGAGTTCCAGTTACTGTAACTGGTCCTGCTAATACTGCATTACTAATTGTTTGATCATCAGACAAAGTTGCTGAATGATTAAAAGCATAAGTTGAAGCTGCCATACTTGCAGATGGAGCTCTTGATGCAGGATAAGTACAAAAAACATTTTTTGTTCCTGCAGAAAAATCTACCGCACTGTCTGAATTTGATGAAGAGATAATTGTATCTCTAGATAAAGTATCTGGACTAGCATCAGTAACAGTCCC